TATAGGTTTGAGCCTTGTCCACTGAAATATGAATTACAGGTCCATCGGAAAAAGGCTTTACTTCACTAACGATCAAATCTCCAACTGCATCGCCTTCTTTCAAATCTTCTACGTCTACAAAACCTTTACTGTTGACAAAATAAGGGTGACTAGGGGATGTTACAATACTGTCTCCTTCTGTAAATAAAACCTCTCGTCTTGGACTGTCTTCAATTGTTTTTGCAAAAGTTACTTTCTGAGGGTCTTTTGAAGTGATGACTTCATCACCTACCTTGAGTTCCCCAGCCAGTATCCAATCGTTATTTGCTAATTGAATGTGTTCTTCGGGTCTAGGGCAAGAGGTCCTGACTTGACCTGGGATCATTCCAGGAGGAGTGCGTGGTGTTCCATAATCTTGAGGCATTGGTGGTGGTGGTATGTAATTCGGATCACTTGTTGGTAAAAGTTCTGGTGGAAAACCTCCTCCGCTTGATGAATTTCCTGGTGGTGGTCTCCTTTTCCCCCCTATGCCGGGTTTATCAGCGTATGAGTTGTAGATGTCCCATGCTTCTTGCGACCCTCCTGGTCCGGGTGGTGTGATCTGCGGTGCACCCATCATCGGATCAAACTTTTCTTGGCTCCATTCGCTTTGTGGTGGGAGCTGTTCACCAGACCTAATCCTAGCTTCTATGTTGCTCCATCGTGGTCGGCGATCTCCACCTCTAGGGTCGGGATCTATTCTCATTTTGCCGGTTACTGGATCCCAGCTCATACTAGACATTATTAACCCCCCATCAGCGAGACAATCCCGCCGTTAGCTAAACCTTGTTTTTCGGGATCCATGTAATCAACTTCTCGACCGCCACTCAAGGCTCTTCCTTCTGAGATGAAGTCATACATGGCCATACCGATTTCTTCTTCGCTCATTTCATTAAAGTTCGGACCTGCCACCCTTATTTTTTCTTCGGGTGTTAGTTCCATAAACATTTTGAGCATGTCAAAACTGTCATCGACTGGCGCCGGTTCTTGTTGGCCGCCAAAACGATCTTGCAAATAAGCAGATGTTTGAAAAGCGTCGGGAATAAAATCAAAAATAGTGCCTTTAAGCGCTCCTTCAGGTTGATAATCTCTAAATCTTTTCTTTTCAGCCAGGTCACCCTGTGCAAACCCTCTGACTCCGGGCGTTCTAAGGTAAGGACCATAGCCAGACCCCGCAATGGGGGGTAAGCTCGGTCTTTTAAGAAAGTTCGGCATTAAAAAACGCCTTCAAACTTAGTGCCGCGAATAGCTGCGCCTCCGCCTCTGCACTTACCGGCACCGAAACCCGGTTTAGGGGATCCGCCAGTGGCTTCTTTTTTAGGTTGCGCCAAGGGCACCGTGCCCTGGTCTTTAATTTTCATGGATTTACTTGCGGTACCTGGATTTTTTGGTACTGCGCCTCTAAACTTTCTTGGTCTTTGCATTGGTCTTCCTCTTTTTTTTAGATTTTCCCGCCTTGCTCAGTGCAATGGCAACGGATTGTTTCTTCTTGTAGCCCTCTTTTCTCAGTCTCCTTATGTTAGCAGAAACTGTTTTCTTGGCGCTACCCTTTTTTAGCGGCACTTTTTTTCTTTACTGCTTTTTTCTTTGGTGCTTCTTTTTTAGCTGTTGTCTTTTTAGCCGCTGCTTTTTTCTTTGGCGTTGCTTTTTTCTCATCTTCTCTGGATTTAATAAGCTGTTCTTTTCGTTTAGGATCGCCGCGCCAGTCTCTCTCAGCCTGATGTTCTGCTAATCGTTTTTCCTCTGCGGCTCGTTCTTCAAGCTTTTGTGCCTTGTGTGCGGCTTGCATGGCTTTCATCACTGAACTCATTAATTTTTCTCCTGTTGTAAGTCTACTGCTTTAAATCGTTCTGCCTGATCTAGTCTATCCTGCGCCGTTTCATTCTTCATTACGGCAATTTCCTCGGATGAATCAATTCGTTCTTTAGTTAAATCATCATGTTGATCTATTTTCATTATATCTAAATTTTGCCTTTCTCCAAATTCTTGTTGTTTGCGTTGTAAATCACCAGCCTTAATATCCAACTCCTGGCGCCTTAGTGCCACCAACGGATCTTCTTGCGGTGGCGGCGGTGCAAACTGCTCATTAATTTGTTGTGTTAGCTCGGCAATCACTTGTGCTGTTTGCGATTGTTGCTGTTGCATCATTTGTTGTTGCATTTGTTGTTGCTGTTCCGGCGGCACCTGCATTAATTGCTGTTGCATCTGCATCATTTGTGGATCTTGTGCCATTTGTTGCTGTACGATTTCCTCGGCTTTGAGTGCAATATGATCATACACATGCGCTTGAATGGACGCCAGCGCCTGTGGGTTTTGTTGCACAATGGCGGTCTGATACAGACTCATGTGCGAAGCAATATGAGCATCGTGCTCTTGTCCCGGAAAGGCTTTGGCCGGCTGTCCCATTAATAATCCGGCATTCTCGTGCGCCGGATCCACCGGCTCCGGTTGCGGCGGTGGCGGCAATAGCGCCTCGATGTTCTGCACATTAAGCGCTTGATACATCCGGCGATACGCCTCGTAAAGACCCGCCTGGCCATGGATTTCCGGGTTTGACTGTGCCATTTGCAGCATTTGCTGCGCCAGCATCACCCGTTGGCTCATCGAGAAGATGTTCGGGTCCGATACCGGAATAATATCAACACGATCATCAAAATCGGTTTGTTTAATGTTCTGGTCGCCGTTTTTGGTCATGTACGGATAGGACGGCGGTAGGAATTGGGCGAAAATTCTCGCCAATAAGTTAAATTCTATCTTTTGTGCATAATGTAAACGCTTATGAATCGCCGACATCACCTTGGTGCCACGCTCCAGCAACGCCACGGTGGTGCCCACCGGCATTTCCTGATTGGAATCGCCCACTTGAATATCAGCAATGGAAGCAAACCGCTTGCCGGCATCAACCATGATTCCCATCAGCGCCAACAGGGTCTGTGACGGCTCTTTGAACGGCAATGGTACAAAAGAATCTCGAAGACTGCCCCCTGGGGCATCCATGTCGCGAAATTCACCCGGTTGTAAGGGCTGATCGTCGTTCCGGATGCGAATCCCTCTCGCTTTAAATCCGGCCGGCAGGTTGGCGAGCGTGCCCGCGTCGATCAGCTGACGCAAAATTGAAGTGGAAGCCCGTGAAAGACCGCCAATCATGTGCGTTAGGCCAAAACCGTAAAATCCAAGTCCGGGTAGGAACTTGTAATGAACAAAATACTGAATCTTTTTCTTTAACGGGTCGGTTTCATTCCAGTTGCGACGAATGGAAAGCACCGCATTGTTGCGTTTGGACAACGTCACAATGTAGGGCAACTTAACCCCGGTCGGTTCACCGGTCTCGTCCATGTCTTCAAACCCGTCAATATCCAAATTGGTATGAATTTCATATAATTCGCAATCGCTGTCAGTGTTATACGACGGCTCCGTGCCTTGGAGCTTGTCAATTTCTCCCTGAATGTCCTCGCTGTCGTACTGCGCCCCCATCGACTTCAACGACACGTCACGATAGAACCCGCTATTTTGTAACTTAACGACATCGTTCATCGGCATCGAGACGATGTTGGTAATCCGTGTGGCCGTTTGTAAATCACTGGTGTCATAAGGCACCACTAAATTTTCAGACGGTATAAATTTCGACACTGCCCGACCTAAGTTCTGATCATAATAAACCTTACGAAACGCCGAGCCGGACAACGGCAGATAAAACAACAACATGTCCGTTTCAGGATCGTATTCTTCCATAACGTGCATGATTTGATAATTCATGTATTCCTTGACCCTGGCTGCCTGTCCCTCTAAATCAGGAGTAATAGCACCAACAATTTGAGTCTTAACCGGACCTTGAGCCGGCAGTATTTCGCCATAGGCTTGTGCCTGGAATTGGGTGACGGATTCGGCTAACAGGGGATGGGTTATGCCGGATGCGCCTTCAAAAGGTTGACTGCGTTCTTCATAACGCATGCCGAGAAATTCCAAGCCGTCACGATATTGTTTCTCCCATTCGGAACGAGAGTTAATGTCGGCTTCGACATCGGCAACGCATTGGTTAAATATAGTTTGTATCTCGGAATCGTCTAGTTCTTCAGCCAGGTTAGCACCAAATTCAACTTGTTGGGGCAGCATATTGCCCGCCCCAACAACAATATTTCCATTCTCCAGGGCGGTAATGGGGACGTCTTCTCCATTCAACTCGGCGAGTGTGGGATCCTCTAGTTCAATTGTTTTGGAATCATCGATAACCTCCAATGGCTCTTCTTGAGCTGGGTATATTCGTTTATCGACGTCCGCCATAGTATCGCCCTTGTGCTAATGTAAATATAAGCGCACTAATCCAATTGCGATATTGGGTCAATGGACTTATTACTGTGTTGTTCATTCTACTCATTAAATCATTCGTTTGCCAATCTTCCAAACATATTTCTAATCCAAGCTCTTTCAATGGCTTTTCGCCTAAAAGCATCTTTTTGCCCTAACTCCGCCATTCCCATGGCTTCTAATTCAGCCAAAATGTCTTCTTCTTCTGGATATTTCTCATACGCTTGGCTTCCAGCAAATCCTGCAAGAAGTCCTGGAATGCCCCCCGCAATTCTTGCTTTTTTCAACAACGGGTTTAAATTCTGACGACGCATCCACATCTCTCTAAAACGCTCCGCTGCTCTTGCCGATTTTTCCGGATCAACCGCCCTTAATGGCCTTACCCTAAATTCTCCTCCGCTCTTGGTCTGGTATAGTTCTTTGCCACGACCACCCAACGGGTATTTAAGTTCGCGGTTAATTCTCGGCATCATTGCTGTGGCAAGCCCTTTTCCTCCCTGTGCCTGGACTACTTTTATCAAAAACTCTTCGTAAGTTAAAAGCCCAGCCTGAAGCTGCCTTTTCGCCAAATCTATTTGTTGTGCGGGTGTCATCAATAATAAATGTGTTGTTGTGGTACAAACTCCTCATCTTCCTCATCCGAGTATAGACGAACAAAGTTTCCTTGTCTAAATCTCAGTATCGCCTGTGTCATCGAATCCACATAATCATCGTGCTCGCCAAACGGAAAAGCAGCACATTCCTCAATAACATCCTCGGCAAATCGTTTCTGCGGCGCCCAGACCATTCCCGATTCAAACACCGGGCTGACCGCGTGCACTCTGGTGACCTTATCATTACCTCTCGACGGGTGGTAGTTGACCACCGGTATCCCCATATTGCGTAGTTCGTGAGTCAACGGCGTTCCTGACGCCTGGGACTCAACCAGCACCATTTCCGGCTCCCAATACTTATACTCCTCATTGGCCACCGCCTTTAACTCCGGAAAGTCCCAGCGTCCGCGTTTGGCATCGAGCAGTATAATCGCATCGCCGCTGTCATCACTCGGTTTAAAAATACCCCAAGTGGTAATCGCCGAGTAATCGGCAGTTTCCTTCTTGGAAAACGCCGTATCATAGCTCTGAATAATGTACTCCACCGGCGGTATCTTCTCCTTTTCCCAAGGCTGCCACCAATCCCTTTTGATAATCGCACCTTCTTCCGAGGTCGGGTTCTGCATGTACTGGGCGTTCCATTTGGTCACCGGCAGTGAGGCTTTCACCGCTTCGAGTTCCTCCAAATTCCAATATTCAGGCCATAACGGATTGCCCGAATCCTCAAAAATCGCCGGTAGTTCAACAATATCCCACTGATCCGCATGCGCCTCGGTCTGTCGTTTCAATAATTGCGCCGTTAAATCAATGGTCGACCAGCGCGTCATCACAATCACAATCGAACCGCCCGGTTGAAGCCGCTGACGAGGACCGGAGGTGTACCATTCATAAGCTGAATCCAGTGCCGAGGGACTCAAAGCATCTTGTTCGGAGTGCGGATCGTCAATGATGAGCAGATCGGCGCCACGACCGGTAATGGCTCCGCCAACACCAGCCGCGAAATACTCGCCACCGCGATTGGTTTCCCAACGCCCCGCCGATTTCGAGTCGGCACTGAGCGTAACTTTGGGAAACACCGCTTTGTACTCCTCGGAATCCATCAGGTTTCTGACTTTACGCCCGAAACGCACGGATAATTCGGAGGTATGGGTGGTTTGCATGATTTTCATGTTGGGTTTGAGTCCCATCACCCAGGAAGGGAAGTACACGGAAGCGAATTCGGATTTGGTGTGCCGTGGCGGCATATTGATAATCAGACGCTTAATATTTCCTTTAGCTATTTCGGTTAATTTTTTTGCAAAAATTTTGTGGTGATCGCCTTGAATGAATTCCGGCCATATGTATTTTATGTAATCCAAAAAGGATTCTTGTACCTCCCCTTGTTTGTCCAGGTTTTCCAATCGCTCTTGCAGCAAGAGGATCTCTCGCATTGCATCTACAGGTACATGTCTCAAGTTCGACATAGGAGTCACTATAATGTGTTTTGTTTTTTCATTCAATTATTTGTGGTGAACGGTATTATATATACCAAACCATAGGAGTCCCAAATACTATAAGGGGGGGTTAGGGGTCTAGATATGAAAATCTCAGATTTTCGATCTCATATGAGAAAGAATCCTAGTCATTACAGCTAGCCCACAGCTGATGTCATAGTACGCGCAAAGTAGACAACACAATGATCAATGCATAGCCTTGAAAGGCTATACCTATAGTCTTTGTGTATAAATAACTTATACTTATTGTATATTTATGTTAATGTTGAATCTCATTTAACATTAATTGGAGAAAAAAAATGAACAGAAGAATAACTAAAACTAGCATTGATACTTCAGTATCAATTAACAATGAGATACAAATACTCAAGCAACATCCAAAGGTGCAAAAGTATTTGCTACTTGAGAAGAAACAAAAAGCATTCGGTTCTGTCATTCGTGGCATGATGAATGACTTTGTGCATGTTCAGGGTTTCAAGCAACCCAAAGCAATTGTCCGACCATCTCACGATTGGAATGACAATGCTCAATTTGTCATGACTCAAAATCTAGCAACAAAAAACAAATTCCATTTACATGGGTTGCTAGCTAAGAATGTTATTGGAATTAACATTGTTGCAACAAGACCAACTGATGCAAATTTCAAAGTGTTAAGGTCTTATCCTAAGGTTCAATCATGAGTAAGTTAAGCGACCTACACATTGAGCAACAAGAGAGTGGCGAAAGCCACTCTCCCAAACCTCAGAAAAAAACATTAAACTTAAATAACATAGTTCATGATTGTGAGCTTGAATTTTGGGATGAATTAATCAAACACATGCCACTAGCCGATAGTGGAGATTTTGACCCCTGGCAAGCCTTTAAATTTCAAAAAGCAATGGAAGATGCAATAAAACATTGGTGGCATTGGAATGGCTCAGAGCATTACAACTTAAAAGATGGCAAGGAAATCTTGAAAATGTCTGATGACTAGACTGGATCACTCCAAAGGGAAAGGGGGGCGAAAGCTCCCCTTTTTTTATGGCCTTGTTTCTGGGGGATTACTATCATAGGGGGCAGATTGCAGATTTTAGCCGGGCGCAGACAGAACCGGGCGCACCAGGTCGCGTTTAAAGCGTTTTCAAAGGCCGGGCAATAGGCCAGGAACCCATGAAACAGCTGCTTTTGTTGTTTACTTTAAGTATAAAATAAGAGATAATGATCTTACATTTAAACTATTTGGAGAATAAAAAAATGAAACTAGAAGTATATTATAAAAGCGTTTACGGGAATGATCTTTGCTATCCACAATGCTTGAAAGCAAAAAAGTTTGCAAAACTAACCAACCAAAAAACACTTAGTAAGTATTCCTTAGAACTTATAGCAAGTTTAGGATACAAAATAGATGTTGTTGCTTATAACCCTAATTCAAAAACAGAGTATTGAAATGCACACTCACTTGACTAAAAAATCATCAAACCCGAAAACCGGGCCGATCCCGGTATCCACTACTGAAGACAAAAGCTGCCCGCCGAGCTGTCCATTGAATGACGGGACCTGTTACGCCAAGCATGGCCACTTGGCCATGCATTGGAAAAAAGTATCTGAAAAGCTCCGGGGCGAGAGCTTCAAGCAATTTATCCAGGAAGTGGAAGCAATGGCAGCCGGGACATTCTGGCGTCACAATCAGGCCGGTGACCTGGCCGGATCGGGCGACTGGATCGATGGGCGGAAGCTCAAAAGCCTGGTAAAAGCTAACAAAAACAAACGTGGTTTTACTTATACCCATAAACACAAAATCAAAAAGAACTACGCTAAAATAAAGCACGCCAACGATAACGGGTTCACCGTGAACCTGTCCGCCGATAGTCTGGACCATGCCGACCAGCTGCAAGCCCTGGGCATCGGTCCGGTGGTGGTGATTGTCCCGGCGGACCAGGCATACAATCACACCATCACCACCAAAGCCGGCAATAAAGTCAACATTTGCCCGGCCACATATCAAGATAATGTGACCTGTAAAAGTTGCCAGCTGTGCCAGCACGCCGGGCGGTCCAATATGGTCGGGTTCCCGGCTCATGGGACCGGCAAAGGGAACATCAGGTGATGTTTTCTTTGTTG